AGCTTGACCTACACCTGCGCTAGTTGCAGCAGCCGTAATATTACTAGAGAGTTTAGTTCCCTGTGTAATAGCCATTTTTAATAACCTCCGTTATTTATTTTATTTTAAAGTAATCTTCCTGCGTTGCCAGCCTTTAAAATTCTATCCCAAGAAACATCAACTTCGCTTTTTACGTTAGGCTCACCGCCCTGTAAAACACCAGCTGACTTTGGCATAGCTTGAGTATTCGCCACAGCTTGTATATTTTCAGATGATGGAGCATTAACACCTTTATTGTAATGCTGTCTGTAAACATCAATTAATAAATCAACTGGCAATTGATCTCTTGGAGTCATTGCAAAGTTAATAAATTCTTCAATTTCACTATCATCCGCCATACCGTACTTAGACTTTAACTCGCCTTTTAAATTCTGCATAGCAACCTGACTTTGGATACCAGCCATCTGTTCGGTGACTGCTTCGTTAACCAAAGCCCTTTCCTTCTCTACTCGTAATTTATACGAAGGAGAGTCGGGTTTGTAATAGGCTTCCCACGGGTCAAATGAGGATTCATCAACTTGATTATCAGGTTGAATCGTCTCATTTCTAGTAGTAGGTTTTCCCTGTAATCTTTCCTGTATAGCTTCAACTACATCAGGTCTAGATTCTAAAACATTTTGCAATTGTTTTAAAGGTTCCATTTGTTGAACTTGAGATTGCAAAGAATCGTATTCAGCTTTTTGTTTATCATACATAGATTGGAATTTTTTAGTTTCATTTTCCCAATCAGTACCATAATCTATTTGCTCTTCATTACCTTCATCGGTAATAACACTAGGTCTTCTTACAACACCTTCACCCTCAGCTTCCATATTTTCATCAACTGAGACTTCTTTACTAACTACCTCAACGTCTGGCATTGATATATCAATACCCTGACGATCCTCAACTAACTTATCTTCATAAGTCTTTCCTACTTGTTCTGTTTTCTGGTCTTCCATTCTTCCTTTCCGAATCTCTTTACTCTTAAAATGGGCGATACCAATAGATATCCCTTAGGTAAAGCTTGACTCTGATTGTTAACCTTAAACGCCTTCTTCGGCACCCTGTATGCCTTGTCCCTGCTTTTGACCATACTTAGCCTGCAAATCAGCTTTGTCAATTACATTTTCTAACTTGTTCAGATTTTTTCTTTCTTTATCTTTTATATCACTAAGAACGGAATCTAATCCAGTCTTAAATTTCTGAGTAATAGTTTGCTTTCTAGCATTTACTGCTTCACGTTCTGACGTTTGCAAATCACCACTTAGTTTCTTAACCTGTTCTTCAAGTTGTTGTATGTAACCTTGCATCTGACTCATAGCGCCTTTCCGTTGCAAGACACCTTCTTTGTCGTAGATTTCTGTTTTCTTTAAAACCTCGACATCATCTACCAAGCCCAACTTATAAGCATCTAAATACATATTGTACTCAGCCATCTTATTAGATGGTAGCGTTGAACCTGATATTATCCGAATATCATGCTGACCAAGAGAAATATCATTCTCAATAGACATTAACTCATTAGTTTTATCATCATACATTCTATTGTTGATGGTAAATTCTGTTAAGTCATTGTTCGGTTGCACGACTCTAAAAGTCTTTTTAAATCCATAGTGTCCTTTGCAAAAGTTATATACTACTTTTCCAAGAACATCTAGGCTTCCCTCTATATCTTTAAGTTTGGAACGTCCTCTAGTCTCTCCCATTTCTTGAAGCATATACGTCCCTCTAGCCGTATCTGGAGTTCCTTGTCTAAATCCTTGCATTAATTCTGATATGCCAAAATTTAAATCTATATAATGTTCCACTCTAGCAATTAAGCCATAAAACTCTGAAGCCAATGGTTGAGGAGCTGGATAGTGTGGTTCACCAAACTCTGGATTATATTCAATAACCGCATTTGGATTAGCCCAGTCTCTTTCTAACTGACCTATATCATCTACACTACCTTCTGGAACTAACAATTTTAAACCAGCTGAAGCTTGAGCATGGCTTAATGTAAGTGAAAATAATTTATTAATTAATCTTTGTGAATCTTTTACTTTAGTAACATCTGATTTAGGATATGGAGTGTTAGTCCAAATATTTGGGACTGGTACAATAGGATATATATCAGTGTTGAGAACTTGCTCGTATAGTAAAATTTGCCCTACAGTCGCGACGTGTCGTATACGTGTCTGTAGGACTTCTACTGCTTCTACCAGTCCCGATTCTATCAAATGAGAGTTTTCAGATAGAATTTTTTGAAATGATTCTAAATCTACTATTTTTTCTTCTTGAGTTTCCTTATTAAACAATCTGTAATAAGGAACTTTAATTTTTTCAAACCTCTCCAAGATTCTGAATTTTTCGTAACCACCGCGATCATAATCTTTAACAATGTCAGGCGTAAAAGAAGAAGAGGAATTTTTCTTTTTGGAGGCAGGATAATCTTCTTCATCTGTTGAACTATCTATACTATCTATTATTTCTTCAAGTTGTGGGTATAATCCAAGGAGTTGCTCTTTGGTAAGAATAGTAGAAAGCATAATAGAAGAAGCATCTGCGTTATATCTATCTCTTGAGGCTGGGTCTACATAAACACGAAAAGGATTCACTCCTGTAATTTTAACATCACCTCTTCCATAGTCTGATTCTGGGTCAACATAAACATAGAAATAACCTATGCCTGCAACAGAGTAATCATGCACTACTTGTTTAAAATGTGTGTTACAATCGGAGATATCCCAAACGTACTCTAGTATGGTACGCCATACGTTTGCTAGTTTATAATCGGAATCCTCTCTAGCAACAGCAGAGAATTTTGGATTCCTAGAAGTTAATAAAGACTTAAGCTTATCTACAGCAGCATAAACTCTGTCTATAATAAAATCACCTTGCCCAACTGATTGAAGCATTTCTGATTCTTCAGTAGAATAGTGATTGCCTAGAACAAAATCTATAGCATCTCTAGATTCTACTTCCCAGTTAGACCTAGCATCTCTCCATCTTCTCCATAAGTCTCGGTTAGCCTGAGCATCTTCATGCTCGGCAAAAGTTTCTACGTAGTTAATATTGCGACTCCTTGGTATCTATATATATAATATAACACAAAGTGTGCTATTTGTCAAGCATTTTTAGGTTCTTTGTCCAGTAATCCAGCTTCTAACAAGAGATTTCTTTGATTTTTTACGTCTATCTGATTTTTCAACATCAAATTTATCAGAAGAAAAGCTTTTACTAAGAGGAGATCTAGCATTGACTACAGAATACCAAAGACCATCAAGTAGGTCATCGTTCTTTCCTTTTGGAAAGTGAAACATCTCATCAACAATTTCTTGATGTATCTTTCTATGAAATAACTTTCCTCTGTTAACAATAGGACATAATGCAGATTCTAATCTATCTTCTTTTTTTATTCCATTAGGAGGTCTAACTCCTCTTGCAATACCTGGTGCCATCTTTCTATCAAATCCACCCATCTTATTAACAGAGTCTTTTATGATACCCTGAGCACCAACGTGTTCTACATTAACTCTTCTAACTGGAGAATACATTTTAGCGTATTCAAATATTTTTTGAGGCATTTCATACAAAGGAAGATGCTCGTGATAATAATCTAATATATAAAAATTCTTTTCACTGTCCACAGCAGTTACCATTATAACTTGGAAGTCATTATGAGCATTAGATTCATAAGCTAAATCAACACCAATATAAACATTAACTGGAATAACTTTATCATTATCCCTTATGTAAGCCTGTTTGTTACTTGAAACAAATTGATAATCATGATGTTGCAATTTATCTATTTTAAATTTAGCAGTTGCCAAGTCTCTAGCATCATTCATATACTCTTGAGCAAACTTATGTAACTGACCTACATTCTCATAATCTTTTCTTATTTGATTTATTTTTTTCTTATTAAAATAAGATTCCCAAAGAGGTTTTCCATCTTCTAAAACTCTATGAAAAATAACATCCCAAGTATACTCTTCGTCTTTATCTTTAGCTTCTAAATAACCATCGTATATGGCTTGCAATGCAGAATCATAATGTACAATAGTACCAATCAACCAGATAGAACCTTCGTTTCCTTTTGACTCTTCTAATGATGGATAAACTGTAGACATCAACCACTCTTTAATTTCTCTTCTTCTGTCTGGAGTTTTAGTATTTAATTCAGATTCAAAGTCATCAAGTATAATATTTGTATATCGTGTACCTAGCTCAGACCTACCTCTAAGTCTTTGACTTGTTCCTTTTGCAATTAACCTGTCTCCTCTGCTAGTAGTTATTTCTTTTTCAGTCCATTTATTTCCAACCATATCTCCGAAGTAATAATGTAATGCATTATTATATTCAATATGATTTTTTATATACTTTAAATGATCAACTGCTTGACCCTGTTCTTCCGATACCCAAGCTGCAAATTCTTTTTTTCCTTTAGGGTTAAAATATATTCTATGAAGTAAAGCTGCTTTAGCCATTGTAGATTTAGAGTGACCTCTAGGAAGAACAACACATAGCTTTCTTAAAGTTCTATCTAGTAATTTATTTCCAACTTCATAATGAAATGGAGCTGGAGAACTTTTCATAAAATCCTCAGGCAAAAACAGTTGACCAAAAGCAACTAGGTCTTTAGATACCATATTAAGAACACGTTCTTTTTCACTTAGGTCATTAGGTATTATATTAAACTTTTCTATTGTACCAATCTCCGCTTTTAATAACTTTAAAAGAATTACTTCTTTGCATTAACTCATCGCCAGCTACATACACCCAAACATTTTCTGTATCTCCACTATCCATTTTAACATCAGTCTTAACTCTTCTATATAATCCAGAATCAATTCCTTCATACATATCATATCTAGCTAAATCTTCTTCAGTGACATCATGGACTTCTACTACAGTTCCAGAACCATTTTTGTTTTGTATAACAGCTGGAAAAGTATGATGACCTGGATATACAAGTGAAGAATTTTCTAGTATACCTGTATTCTTATTACCACTTCTTAATGTTCCGTATACAGCTAACTTCATTTTTTTGTTTTTGTTTTTGCTTTAGACTTAGGCTTAGGTTTTTCTTTTGGTTTTAAATCAAACTTTCTAAAGTTTATATCAAAATACTGAGAGCTTCCTGGCTCTCCAATAACTTTCATCACAAGCGCGCCAAAAGATTCTTCATTTATTAAGTAATTTGATATGCATTCTTTTAAATCTTCATCTCTTAATTTATCATGCACCTCTAATTCAAACTCAAAACTAACTTTTTTCATTAACTCACTCCATGTATTTCTGGTAAACCGACACTATCTATCTCTAACTTTTCATCATAGATAGTAAAGCAACTTACGCATTCAACATATATGCTATCACTATCTAAATTTTGTATTATAAAAGCTGATGGAAATAATTTTGACCCACAAAGGTCGCAATGTTTAGAGTTCAACTTCTTTTTCAGCCGCTGCAAGCTGTTTGACTTTGCCTGACCCGATCGCATCTAATTGCTCCTTTGTAAATCCTTGGAATACAGCAACGGATTCAGTTCTCTTTTCAGTATCCATCATTCCGCTAATCTGCATTAAGGTTTTTATTGCTTGAATTTTATCTCTATCTTGAGAGTCGCCACTATCTACAATACTTCTCATTTGTTCTAAAAGATACAAAGGAGTTATATCAGCATCCACAAGTACTTTATCTATTTCATCTCTAATCAATTTCTGTATCCTCTTTGCTTTTAATAAAATTTTGGCTTGACCTTCCGCATAACGACGATTGTCTGTAGGATAAGCTTTTAAGAAAGCATCTACTATGTTTTCGCCCTTAGCCACAAACTGAGCAAACAAAAACTCTCTTTGTGTGGTTTCCTTTTTCTCAATCTTGTGTCTATAAGCACTCTTATCAGCCAAGCCAAATGAGTAAAGATTTTTTCTAGGCTCTCCTTCTATCTTAACTTTCTCATCGCAAACAAAAGTTCCCAGAGGTATCCTAATATAATTTCTAACTACTTTGTTAGAAGCGGATGCACGCAACTCCCCACGTTTCAATACCTGGCAAACTTGTCCATCGTCTGAAACTACCCAGCTACCCTCGGTGCCTTTCCTCCAATTGCTGACAACATCACCACTAGGATTGTACCTCTGGAATTCTTCAACATTTTCATAAATCGGATGATTTACCTTTTTTATTTTTCTGGTAATCATCTATTATTCAATATAAGCTGTTTTACACATAAAGTCAAGATTACTTAGCCGTTGGACGTATAAGAATATTCTTTTCAGACATATTACTTTTGCCACGAATATGTGGAGACATACAACCACCACAATAGTAAAGCTCATACTTACTTGAACCAGTATAATAATATTTACCAACACTAGTTAGCGAATCACTTCCACAAGAAGAACATACATTCTCCTCCATCATAATCGCAATATTAGGATGACTGGTTATGTAAGGTCTAAGTTTTAAATACATTTGCTCTAAACCAATAACATCATGTTTATTATATCTTTCCATTCTTTTTAAAGCTTCTGTATCTCCATTCATACAATCAATCCATAGTTGGAAATCTGTATCTAACTTTTCTTGTACACCTAACAACTTAGTTATATAATCTTGTTTGTTAGAAGACAAAGCAAATTCTTTTCTGGCTACCTTCAACGTATCTACAGTCTTATAAGGCATAGGCGGCATAATGTTATTTGCAAGAAATCTTGCTTTTAACTTTCTTAAATCAAATCTATCTCCATTATGAGCAATAATGATATCAGCTTCATCAAGCAATCTCCATACTGATTGTAGTATTCTCTCATCTTTTCTACCAATAGCTTCTTTTGAAGTTAACACATCACTTAACACTTGATCGTCATACAACCATTTCGCAGACCAACTCAGTACATACCAATCTATTACTTTACCATCAGCATCTTTCATCATATTATGTGTCTGTATATATTGATTACCTAAGCTCCAAGACCACACTGGTATAGGGGTAGTCTCAATATCTAACATCAGTATCTTTGGTAGATTACAGATATCCAAGTTTTTATAAGGTTTACCTAAACGCATTGACTCGATTTTCCTCCGAACTGCCTTCAAGGTACGACTATATCCATTTACAGATAACTGTTCATAAATATCAGACGCTTTCTTATTTGTATTTTCATACTGCCTAAGTATATTAATCTCTTGTGTTGACCACTTCATCGTTTATCTCCCAGTTTAACTAAGAAAAAAGCAAACTTTAAAATATAAGATTCTATTAATTTAAACAATTTCATTATTTACCCCAGACTTTTTCAGATACTAGTTGAGCTATCACACCATAGATAGATAAATCTTTGAATGCATCTAGATATGTTTCATCAGCAACAGCATTCTTTCCTCTATGTTTAATAATAATGTTTTTTAAACGACTTACTTTATCGTTCATTCTAATAACCAAAGCAATCAATGACATCATTCTATCATCTTCTTTATCAAGATCGCCACCAAGTGTTATGTTACCGCTGCCATAGTCATACTGCTTTCTACAGAATAGCTGATATTGTTCATTCGTTATCTGATTGAACCTCTTCATCATTTCTGGATATGTCTTCTCTATCGCTTGTATTACTTCTTTTTCTCTCATTTGACTCCCTCCCCCAGCCCCAGGCAGGCGACGTATAGTACGTAGCTGATGCTCTAGATGGACTAGGCTTTTTAATTACATCATCTATAATCTTTTCTAAAAACTTTATCTTCTTCGGACTTATCTTTTTCATTATTTAATTATTCCTGGTACGACAACTCTGTTAAAATAATTACACTCTTTATCAATGGTACATTCCTTCCCAGCTTTTTTAGAATCAACATACATAACTAAGATGCCACCATCACTACGCATATCACAACCTAGACATTTACCAGCATTCCAATTGCAGCAATACTTAAGTGCATCTTGTTTTTTATAATTTCGCATACACTCAATATAAGTAGTATACACTATTTTTGCAAGAACTATTATTTTACTTGACAATTATGTATATAGTCCTTATATTGTATATAGTTACTCTAAGAGAATATTATATATATATAATATATATTATATATACTACTAAAGAAAAAAGATATTATAAATATAATATCCAAAAAGAAAGGATTTTTTTATGACTTGGTTTTATTTGCATTGCTTGGCTGCTGTTGTTGTATTGATCGCTGATGCTAAAGGAACATTAGAACCATCTATAATTGCTTTTGAGAAAAAAGTAGGTCTCTATGTAGAACCAGAAAAACAAACGGAGTTAGAGGATGAGCGTGAAAGGAGATAAGAGCAGAGTTACCGATCATACTCGTTATGAGAAAAATTATACAAAAATATTTGGGAATTGGGTAGAAACAAAAACACCAGTCCCAAAACTTGAAAAGAAAGAAAGGTTGAAGAAAACGTAAAATGAAAAAGATCCTCTTTGTGTGGTTGTCTGTTTGGTCTGGACTAATGGTCTGGGCATCAATTAAGGAAACAGATGATAATAATTCTACTACTAGTATAAAAGATATATTCGGAAAAAAACATATTTACAGACAAATTTTAATTAATAATGATAATTGGTGTATTATTCATGAAAGATATGAATTTGTAAAACGCCCAAAACCACCTAAAAATACCAATCAACGGGTATTACCTAGAAAAAATCAAAAAAATACGAAATTGACCTAAATTTGGGACAAATAAGACTATTCCTATATAATACTTATACCCTATATTTTATAAAAAGTAAACTTACACTCCTAAATTGTGTAAAATTGCTCTATTTTGTGTGCCTCTCTTTCTTTCATGATACACCCCCCGTCGCATTTCGTTTGCAATTTGGTTTCTACGTTGAAAAAGTTGCAAATGATTCTTAGTCTCATTATCACTTTAATTGAGATTGAGTCTCATTATCACAGATCAAAATAACACTTGACTCATATATATTTTTAGTATTAAATTACTCTTGAGTACAACCATTTTGACGCATTAAAACGCTCATAACGCTCACCATAAAAAACCTCTTGACTTTGTTATAATACCTCCAATTATATTTTTTATATTTTGTAAAAAGTTCTTGACTTGTATTAGTTTTTATTTGTAAGTTCAAGGCTTTGCAAGATTCCATATAATAACGCTCATAACGCTCATCGACAGCTTTTTCGATTTTCAAATTTTTTTAGTAGGTTGATATTTTATTTAGACGTAAATTCCACTTATGAACGAGACCTCCAAAATCCAAGATTTTATAGAGACTAAAAAACTCTCCAAGATACTTGGTAGAGGGGAGGTTAAAAGCTAATTGACAAATAACAAAATAAGGAATAAGAAAATGCAACCTAGTAAAAATACAGTTTCAACTGCTCCAGTTACTCCAATAGTACCAAATGTACAAATGACTAACAAAGAATTGTTGGAAACTAAATCGGTTCTTGCAAGGCTTGGCTTAGATGTTAAAGCATTAGAGGAGAAAGTAAAGTCTGATAATGTGGAGTTAGTGGAAAAAGCAGAGCGTAAAACTCATAAACACTTCTGTACAGACTCTAAGAACTTAGAGAAAATAACAAGTGCAGAAAAAGCCGTTGCAGATATTGATAGTTGGGAGTATAACCCTCTAACCTTAAACAAGGGTGAAGTAAAAACCTCTTTGTTAATAGGTGATGAAGTGGACTCCAGCAGAACTATTAGAAAAGTAGTAGATGTAAAGCTTAATTTTAAGACTGAAACACGATTCTACAATAAACATGGCAAGCTTTTAACAGTTCCAGAGAAAAAAGAGGAACAGAGAAAAGCAGAGGAGGAGAAATAAAAAGAGAAAGAGATTAAAGCCCCGTAGAGATACGGGGCTTTTTTCTAACTAGTATTATTATCTACCTAACAAATTACAGAGAAATTCAACTATGGCAGCTAAACAAAATAATATAGAAATTTTACCATTAGAAATGGAATATGACTCTAAGAAATGGCAACTCTATTTAGAAGGTACTCTGATCAAAACAGCTAGTAGAGGTCAAGACTTAGTAGACCATATATTATTTCTACGTAGCGTAGTATCTAAAGAAATTGATATCTTAGAAATATATAATAGAAATAGTCGTTCAACTCATAGAGTTAATCATTGGAGACTAGCCAGGCTAGTTCTAGATGCAGAAGAAAAAATGCTAGAGGTGGAGAGAGTATCTAAACAGAACAGCAAGATAAAAGATAGAGTAACAGAATCTAGCTACTTGCAAAGTTATAATAGAAAATTGCATAGGAGACAACCTATAAAACCTATAAAATCAGAGGTCAAGAGACACGACCCCAAGATTCTACGACCAATACTTAGAGATGAGAAAACCTGGTAGACACATTAACGTAATAAACAAGAAAGGTAGAGACTATGAGCTGTAAGAGAGGCAAATGCCAATGTAGAGCTAGAAATAGTAGAGACAGCATAACTCTAGAGGAATGGAAAGCTACTAGAAAGAGATTGCACTCTACACAAAGCAATCTAGCTGCAGAGTTCCTAGAAGATAGAGTAGGCTGGGTGTATCTATATGGTAGAGATGGTAGCCAGAACGTAGGCTATATAGAGATTACTGGCAGTGGTTACGAAGTTCCATTAGAGAGACATACAGAAGTCTACGATCACTTATTCAGAGCAGAAGAAGTTCTCTATGGGTGGTTAAGTAGTCAAGGCTTACTCTATGAATAATCACTATATAAAAGCTATACCACCACAGACACTAGAACAAGGTAGAGAGTGGTTACAGCGTAAGTTTAACACACCTGGAGAGAAATTATATCAGTATAGTTTAAAAAGAATTAGAGCAATATTTTATAGAGAGTTAAACAATAGGAGAAAGTAAATGAGTAGAAAAGACTATGAAGAGATAGCCGACATCATAAGAGACAATGGCTCTAGACTAGGCAGTCTATATGTAGCAGACACAGAGAAATTGATGCGCAGCCTATGTAAATATTTCAAGAGAGATAATAAATTATTTATCCCAAAGAAATTTAGAGAAAGAGCAAAGCCTAATTATATCAGTTCAATTACAGATAGATTACTAGAAAGAGAACTGCCTAGTCTATAGCCGTGGGAATCAGAGAAAATATTTAACGAAAGGAATAGGAAATGCTAGAAGCACTCAAACATCTACTAGGACTGTGTGGAGAAAGTCATGGACTTCTACACGCTATGTACGTATTTGGTGCATTTATAGGGACTATGTTTCTATACGTGTACAAGACTATGAGATGGTGGATCAGAGATAACATATGGAGAAAGTAAATGGAGACACAGAATATAAATGCGGCTCTCTATACATTGTTAGCATCTAATAATGTAAAAGAAATTAAAGCCGTAAGATTAGAGACATCTAAAGATATAGATAGTAATATATCTATAGGTACAATTAGATTCGAAGATGCACGTGGTAGAGAAATTGTAATGAATGTAAAGATAGAACAAGATGCAGACATTCCTACCATATAGAGACTTCACTCTCTCTGCACAATCCCTAGACTATAGACGTTTAGGTAAGCAAAGAGTAGAAGCTCTACAAATATTTAACGCTCTATCTGGAATACCTACAAAGACAGGTAGAAGCTATAGAGGGTGGCTAAATCACCCTGCTGTAACTATGTGGCGAGGCTACGAAGAGGCTCTGCTCCTCTACAAGAACAAAATGATAGAGGAATGGATTCTCAGAGGCTATAACAATACTATGGAAATGGTAGGAGTCTCGGAGAACGTAGAGATGCCGCAGTGGTTAGGAAACGAGAAGCTACACGCATCTCATAGAAGCAACCTACTTAGAAAGGACTATGAGTTCTATTCAAGGTATGGTTGGAGTGAACCAGATAACCTAGAATATTATTGGATATAGAGGAATATATATGATAGTATTCTAACTAACAGAAAGAGGGAAATATGTGTGGAATATTTGGCATAGCCAAACAGAAAAACGCACAATCAGAGTACCAGATAAAGCAATTGGAGAGAGTTCTAACTAAGCTTACTGCACTATCAGTAGTTAGAGGTGAACACTCTACAGGACTTGCTTTTATCAGTAATGGGAAGAACCCTATGATATTCAAGTCTCTTAAAAAGTCAAGTAATCTTGTCAAGCATAGAGACTGGGATACGATCATAGAAGAGCTTACCCCAGAGACATCCGTAGTGTTGGGACATACTAGATGGAAGACCCACGGAAAGATAACTCTGGAAAATGCTCACCCCTTCCACATTGGCTCTGTTATTGGAACTCATAATGGAATAATACATAACCATAGAGATATCTCTGTAAACAAGAAAGAAGTTTACGAAGTAGATTCTCAGGCTGTATTTGCTCTATTTGATTCCAATAGTAACCTTCAAGAATGTCTAGATGAAATATACGGAGACTACGCACTCGCCTGGAATAAAGGCAATAGAGATGTACTACATCTACTAAAAGAGAAAGGTAGACCTTGTTATTTCGGATATTGGAAAGAAGCTAGAGTATTACTCTATGCCTCTCAACAAGACATTCTAGAAGAAGCTATTAAAGGTACAGAAATATCTATGAAGATATACGAGTTGAAGAATGATACTCTATATACTATAGATACTAGTAAGTTTAATAGAAAGATGAACTTCACTAAGAAGTCATATGATACAAATACAATAGCATCTAACTATATGTTAGAGACTAATTACTTCGGAGGACATTATAACGAATTTAGTAGTTATAATAATAGTTTCGGAGGAGACTCTAGAGATAGAGATTGTGATGTATGTAATAAACATACAGATTGGTGGGATATTATCTACAATGCAGATACTAGAGAGTATATATGTGTAGACTGTGAATATTCTGTCAAGAAGAACATCTCCAAGAGAGAGTATGAAGATGGAATAGATTGTGGATACTGTGGAGAGTGGGCTGACAATCCTATTAAGACTCACGGCTACTACATATGTAATAGCTGCTATGAGTTTGATAATCATAGAATAGTAGATGCTGAGGAAGGGAGAAAGTCTGATGATGATAGACAAACTTGTTTCCTCTAAGAAGAAGCGATCAGCGATGGTAGTTGGTATAGAGAGTCCAATACGTATAAAATCTAAATTATATGTAATGAAGAAGCTCTATAAGAAAGCCAAGAATAACCCTTTTGTAGATACAGATTCATTCGAATCTTATCTTAACTATGTAGCCAAGCAGATAGAACAACAAGAAGGCATAATAGTAGAATCAGTAGAGCCAGAGAGTATATATAAGACTCTTAAAAGAATAGGTTGGCTTAGAGAGATTAACTATATGGCTTTCTATATGATAACTGCTAACTACGCAATAGCTTAGGAGGGTTTATGCCGACAGAAAATAATCCCTCTACAGAAGTAGAGCCAGATGAAGTGCTGTGTACCTCTTGTGAAGAGATTACTGATAGTTACCAAGAAGATATAACAGTAGATGGAGAAACTCAAGAGTTTCTATGTGACTCTTGCCAAGAGGATGTTTACGAATGTCAGGATTGTGGTCACTCTATGTGGTCGGAGTCTAATAACCTTCGTATGACAGAGTATGGCGATTGTTACTGTGAAGATTGTTACTATGAAGCTTATGATAATTGTAATCAATGTGAGAATGAATGTCATAGAGATGACCTGCATTGGAGAGATTATGATGAAGAATACTACTGCGACCAATGTTATGAGGAACATAATGAAGTAGACTTAGATAGTTACTCTCAAAGAAATATGGGAGAAAATGCTAGGTCTAATCGCATTATCAAATCTATGAGGTTAATAGGTCTAGAAGTAGAGAGTGTATCAAATGGTTGGAACTTCTGGGAAGATAATGATGGAGAGTATCCTTCTACATTTAGACCTGTACACGATGGTAGTATAAGTCCAGAAGATAATGGTAGTGGTGTAGAGTGGGTAATGAAAACTCCTTCTAATGGAGATGACTTGTATAATCGTATAGCAAATCTAACTGAGTACCTTAAATACGCAGACTTTGATGTTAATAGAAGCTGCGGTTTACACGTACACGTAGACGCTAGAGATTGCGAGTGGAGACAGCTTAAATACATTCTCTTACTAGGTAAGGCTGTACAAGATGTAATCTATAAGATGTTACCACCTTCTAGAGACAATGGTAGGTGGTGTAGAAGAATACCTATGTCTAGGTCAGACATCTTTGAGATAAGCTCTAATGAGGAATTCATAGAGGCTTGGTATAACTCCTGGGGTGTGAACCCATCTATGGAGAAGTACAACGATTCTAGATACTGTGGTATGAATATGCATTCTAGAATAATCAATGGTTCTATAGAGTTCAGATACCATTCTGGTACTATCAATCAAGAGAAGATACTTAATTGGGTTAAGATATGTACAGCTATAGTAGATGTAGGTATAGAGTTATCCAAGTATAAGACTGAGACTGTTGAGATAGAGAACCTAATCAGAGGCAGAGACTTTACTTATGAAGAATTCTTTAAGTATCTTAAGTTAGATGATGATGTAAGAGAGTATGTTGATCAGAGAATGGCTAAGTTCTACAATAAGAGCAAGGCAGAGGATTATAGAGTACTAGAATATAGTATATAGTATATAGTATATCTAGCCCAACGAACAATGTACTTACAAAATAAGTGGTTTATCTAGAATTGTCAATGAAAAAGATTATTTTCTTGCATTTATTGGTAAATCAATAGTAATTTCAACCAAATTAAAAGGACACATATGAAGGAATTTAACAATCACACTTTCACAGTCAGTCCAGAGGAGAGCGTTAGAGACTGTATGAAGAAGTTAAATCTACAACTAGATAGACTAGATGTATTAGAAGCAGCTAGAATTAGAGTAGAGATAATGAGACTCATTAGCACTCTGGCTAAGACAATGAATCTAGATAAAAGGATATAGAATGAATAAAGCAACGTTCTTAATTAATTGGTTAGAGAAAGAGCCATTAAAATTCTCAGAAATGAATAGACTAATGAAGTCTGTAAAGAAAGGTTTGCATGGAGGTTGGGAGATAGAATCTAAGTGGAGAGGTGGTAGATGGAAACTTAGAAGAGACTATCAGGGTTATTGGAATACTAGTCTATGTAGACTTAGAGGAGGAGACAATCCTTTAATCGAAAAAGATGAGAATGGAAGGTACACTCCTACTAAGAGAGGATTAGATAGAAAACTACATCCATTTAAGAGAGATAAAAAGACTCTTGAACAGATTAGAAAGAGTGGAATGGAAATGCTTAGAAGAAAAAGAGAGTGGAAAGAAAATAACTCTCATAGGATTATTGAGTTTGTAGAGTTTGAGAATGCAGATTACAAGCTTATTAAGAAAGTAAGGATAGAGGATATTTAATGCCAGCTATAGGATTTAAATACCCAGAGGGAGATACAATCTCTTTTGAAGATGCCTTAGAAAATAAAAAGCTAGACATAGAGCGTATGGGAGTATACCCTACTGCTCTTAAAGAAATGTCTAAACAGCGAGACCCAGACAGAAAGCCATCAGTAACAGAGCTTATCAATGGTACTTGTCAAGCATATCTACAAAGGACTGAGACATATCATATCAATCCACAGGAATATGCATTCTCTCTTGCAGGAACTCTACATCATAAGAAATTGGAGGATAATGCAGATGATAGCGAAGCAGAGATATCGCTAGAGGGAATAGATATTACAGGAATTGTAGACTTGTATGACTCGAATACAAACTGTTTGATAGACTATAAAAATACTGGCTCTTACAAAGCCTCTCAGATACTAGGTATGGATTTCTATCTAGAGCCTGATCCGAGTGGTGCATTGTATAAGAGAAGTGGTAGATGGGGAGCTGCTGGAACTCCTAAGAAAGTAAAGAGATACTTTAGGAATCCAGAGAAAGCAGACTTTGGAGACTGGTCTTGGCAGATAAATATGTATAGATATATGCTAGAATCTAAAGGTAAGCAAGTAGATAAGATGTATGTGCAGATGACAGTTAGAGATGGTGGGATAGCTGTTGCTAGAGATAGAGGTATAGAAAGAAATATCTACCTAGTAGAAGTTCCTTATATACATAATGACCACCTATTGGAGTTCTTCAAAAGCAAGAGAGATAGGCTAGTAGAAGCTTTAGATACTAAAAGTACTCCAGAGAAATGCAATGAAACAGAAACGTGGAATGGTGTCAAGTGTGAGAGATACTGCGATGTAAGACACCTATGTCCACATATTAACTAAAGGATATATATGAATAATAATGTATTTAATATACTAGATAAAGTAGATGTCTCTGCTAAGTCTGAAAAGAAAGGTATGTTTACCTATCTTAGTTGGGCATGGGCAGTTAGAGAACTACTTAGAGTTGCTCCAGATGCTACGTGGGAGGTACACGAGTGGGGTATGGAAGGTAATAGACAACCTTATATGCAGACAGAAGCTGGCTGCTTTGTAAAAGTATCTGTTACTGTTAACGGAGTAACTAGAGAACAAGTACACCCAGTATTAGATAACAGAAATAAACCTATAAAGACACCAGATGCGTTCCAAGTTAACACCTCTATACAGAGATGTCTAGCTAAGGCTATTGCACTACATGGCTTAGGTCTGTATATATTTGCTGGAGAAGATTTACCAGATAACTCTTTGGACGATTCGTTAATAAAAGAAATTATATCCCTAGCAGAAAAAACTGGAGATAAAGATATCTTAAAGAAAGTCAATTCAAAGTTAGCTAGTGGTGAAGTAAACAAATCTAATCTAGCATCATTCAGAGCTAGGTTAAAAGATTTAATTAAACAAAAGGAGACAGAAGATAATGAGTGATGTTGCAACAGTCTTAGACTCAAGCTCTTCCTCTAACGCTTGGTACGATCCATCAGCAGACTTCTCTGGAGTTATGCCTGTAGGAACTTACAAAGCCTATGCTAAAGAACTGATAGTGAAAGAAAACCTAGTGGTTAGAGGTAAGTTCTTAGCAGATGTATACGAGGTTAAGTTCGAAGTCGCTGAGGAGAATGCAGATAATGTGTATGATGTAGACGGAAAAGAAATCAATGGTAAGAATTTTGTAGGTAAAGAAATTAGGTCTAAAGGTTTCTTTAGATTTAAGACACCTGACAAATCTATATACCCTAACCTAGAAGAAAACAGTGGTTCTAATAAATCCTATATGGAGCTAATAGAATCATTTGGTGTTGAGACAGAAGCAGACAACGAAGGTAGGTTTTTTCTACCTAATGTAGACGAGAGTGATGTCGTTGGTATGCCTGTTATTCTAGAGGTCTTTCACGATGAGTGGACAGACAACCAGGGTAATAATAGAACTACTCCAAAAGCTGGAGCGATTTTTACTTGGGACGGTCAAAAGAGGAGATTAGCTGACTTACCTTTTTAGTTAGTTAGTTGTGTTCATAATGGTAGGGGTGTAGTTTTATTATTTTTTCTGCACCCCTATTTCTTAATATGGAGTTACTATGAGTAATAAAATTTGTAGAGATTGTAAAGAATTATATAACAAAGATGATGTAAAATTCGAAGAAGATAAATGCCAAGAGTGCCTCGAAGAGACAGATGAATATTGGGAGGCTGTTTGGTATAACATAGCTGAAGCTGAGGCTACAGGAAATTAGTCTAGCTGCAAGCATAATAGAATAGGAGATAATAGATGAAAGTATTCTCAATGTTCTCTGGTATAGGAGGATTTGAGTTAGGAATAAAGAATACTATTCCGAATGCCGAATTTATAGGCTACTCGGAGATAGACAAATACGCAACACAAATATATGAAAGGAATTTTAAAGGTGTTAAGAACTATGGAGACGCAACAAAGATTAATGAGAGAGAACTTCCCGACTTCGACCTCCTCGTTGGAGGATTTCCTTGTCAAGCTTTCAGCATTGCTGGAAAAAGACTCGGATTTAGAGAGACGAGAGGTACTCTATTTTTTGATATCGCACGGATTCTCAGCCACAAAAAACCCAGACATTTTATACTCGAAAATGTACGAGGTTTATTTTCTCATGACTCTGGAAGGACTTTCCAGACAATCCTTAGGGTTCTCTCCGACATTGGGTATATGGTGCAATGGGAACTACTCAATAGTAAGAACTTCGGAGTCCCTCAAAATAGGGAAAGAATCTATCTTGTCGGAAATCTTAGAGGAAGAGGTAGAGGAAAAGTATTTCCTATCGGACAAATCTCTAAAGAAGATAGTAAAGAAAGTAGACTAAAAGAATTGACTGAGAATAAATCTCAAGCTTATCGTGTCTACGATCAAGATGGTTTAGCGACTACGTTAAAGTCTGTTGGTGGTGGGATAGGAGCTAAGACAGGATTATATAAAGTTAAGGAAGCTACTAAGACAGGCTATGCTATAGCTCAAGAAGGAGATAGTATTAACCTATCTGTGCCTAGTTCTAAGACTAGGAGAGGTAGAGTAGGTAGAGGAGTAGCTCAGACACTAGATACTGGTATGCAACAGCATACATTACAGAACTCAAAGATAAGAAGATTAACTCCAATAGAATGCGAGAGGCTGCAGGGTTTTCCAGACGGATGGACTGAAGGATTATCTGATACTCAAAGGTATAAATGTCTTGGAAATGCAGTAACAACTAACGTAGTTTCTGAAGTAATTAGGAGTATTTATTTATGAAATTTAAAATGGTAGATGATGTAGAATCTATATACATAGAAAGAGGTGATGATACGCTTCAAGAAGATATAGACGATTTTATTAAATTTATATGGAGACACGCAGAAAAACGTGGTCTCATAGTTAATAATAAGGAGCGTTATAATAATGAAAGTAGAGAAGTGGATAGAGATAGAGGAGGAGATGTGCAGCTTAATGGGATGGGAGAAGGGCATTGATGAAATGGTCGAAGCAAAAAGAGAGGTTGCACCAAAAGTCCCAATCTACGACCTCTCTTCAAGACAAGATAAATTATTATTATTTAAACTCAGAAAAAGATACGAGAGGGTTAGAGAATCTAAAGAATTCTATGGATATGCAGAATCATCTTTTTGATGAGTTAACAGAATTGGTGGAGAGAGTATAATAAAATTTCTATTAAAACTAAACTAATGAAAGGTCTTTTTGGTGGTGGTTTGGCTATTGATAGAAAAAGTGATACTAGGTTTGGCGACACTCTCCACCTAATATTTTTAAATAAAAAAGGGATAGACAATGTATACTGAAGATAATGAAGTAAAATATGATAAGTTAAAGAGTGATGAAACAAGGTTGTTGTATCTGTTAAATGATAACATTAGAAGTTTATTTGATGTCTTACATGAGATTAGAGATACAATGGATTATAATTCTGGCTCATTGAGAGAAGAAATGCGAGCATCTTTTAGAAATGATTGGGATAAAAATCTTGTAGATGCAGTTTATAATTCAGACTTTGGCAGAAAGAAAGAGACAAAGATTGCTAGATGAAAAATAAAAGAAAAAAACCCACAGTCAAAGAGTTATCTGAAGACTTGCAGACAGTATATAAAGTGGTAGCCTCACATAGCTATACAATAGATACTCTTCGCATTCTTCTAGAAAACTATTTAGAAATGAAGAAGGATACCAAGAAACTGGCTAAGTTTATGGAAGCCAAAACGGAGAAAATAGAGAATGAAAACGACAGAGATGCGGTTCTTAAAGAAGACGAGGCTGCCAAATAATTGTTCTATTTGCGAGACAGATCGGAGTGAGAAATGGACTCCAGTTCTTTTGTGCTGTAGAAGAAACCCTAAGCATCTATTGATGTGCGTAGACTGCTATAGGTATTATAGTAACTCTGAACCAGACTATAGATTCTGGATAGAAAGGAATACAGAGATACACAAGCCTTGTGATTGTGGTTCTCAATAATATTATGCCTAGTAGAAGTAAACAAAAAGGTAACAGATTCGAAAGAGAATGTGTTGATATAGCAAAAGAAAAAGGATTTAAATCTAAGCGAGCCTGGGGTTCTGATGGTAGGTCTCTTGGCGAGACAGCAGAAGTAGACTTGCTTATAGATAAATATAAAGCACAATGTAAAGTTAGAAAGAGAGTAGCTAAATGGCTAAAGCCAACAGAAGAAGTAGATATTCAGATAGTAAAGGAAGACCGAGGGCAAATCTACGTGATCCAGAAGTACGAAGACTGGTTAGAGATGGCAAAATAAGTATCTCTTCTAGCATGAAGAGAGTGCTAGAGACTAGAGCAAATGGTGCTGATTATAGTAGAGATGCTATGGTAAAACACTATGCTTTTATGGAGACTCTATTGTATTATTTTGATGATGAATGGTTTGACCTAGATAAATTACTTCAAGATAATTTAATTAAAGGTCTTACTAGTAATACAAACTTTAATTCTGGTAGTATGTCTATACCTAGAAGGTGTAGTAAATGCAGAAGAGCCTACCATGAATATAGAGATAGAGCTGAATTATATATAGAGTACCTTGCTAAAGATGTATTTGGTAATGTACCTATGGAAAAAGAGGATTGCTTAGAATGCCGAAATCAAAATGCCCAACCTGTGGCAGCGCAGTAAAGAAGCAGACTTATACTAAGCAGATAGAAAAGAAAAGAATGTCTTATAGTAAAGAAGCTTTGCTATTAATAGATACAAGTGTAGAGACAGTTAACTCATCTAGAGATTTAAAACTAACTGATTCTGATATATATGGATTCTTATCTGAGATAGATAATTGTGATAACGATATGGTTATAATGTCTATCAATAACTATTTAAAATCTAATGCTCCTAAAGAGGGCAAAGGATTGAAGTATCTATCTGCTATTATTATTAATAATAATTCTAGTAAGTCTGCTAGGAAGAGACATGAGTATCTATCTATGGATAGGATACCACCAAAAATAGATTAGAGGAAATATGCATAACGTAGAAATAGAAGAAGCTGTATTATTCTCAGTTATAAATAAGCCAAGTAATATTGATATTGTCAAGAGGTGGATAGAAACTGACGATGTTTTTTACAATGACTTTAACAGAGATATATGGAAGACAGTAAAGAAATTAGAGGCTAAGGGAGAAGATATAGATATGATATCTATAGCTCACAACTTTCCTTCTAAAAATTATCAAAGCAGGCAAGTTACTTACGAGATAACTGCTATATGTACTAAGGAAGCTACAACATCTAGAGCAGAGTACTATGCTAGACTAATGCATGAGCATTGGTTAAGAAGACAGATGGTAAAGCATTCTCATACTATAATAAAGAATGCAGAAGATAATTCTGTAGATATGGATTCGCTGATAACTCAAGTGAATACAGATTCTAGTAACTTAATAAACCTTAGACCATCTAAGAATGATTTCAATATAGATAATTTACTTGATGAGACAAGTGATTCTATATTTAACAGTAAAGGAATTATAAAAACAGGACTAGGTAAACTAGATTCTGTTGTACACGGAATGACTAGAGGTGAGATAACTATTGTAGCTGGTAGACCAGCCAATGGAAAGACTACAGTAGTAGCTAATATGGCTAGGCAGCTAGTCTTATCTGGTAAGAAAGTAATGATGTTCAATCGTGAGATGCCAAATGTAGAGATGATGAAGAAGTTTATAGCTATGGAATCAGATACTATATCATATAGAGGTCTTAGGCACGGAACTAAAACTGTCAAGCCAGAAGTAGAAAGAGCTATGGAATACATTAGAGAGAACTACAAAGATAATTTATTTATGTATGACTCTATTAGAGATATGCATGAAACATTTAATGAGATAAAAAGAGTAAAGCCAGATGTTGTTATTGACGATCATATAGGACTTATAGAGTTTCCATCTAACGATAATAGAGACCTAAGGCATAAGATTAGAGAAACAACTATGAGATATAAATGGTTAGCCAAAGGTCATGATATGTGTATCATATTAGTATCGCAGCTAAATAGAAATATAGAACATAGAATTGATTCTACTCCTAGGCTATCTGACCTGGCAGAGTCTGGTTCGCTAGAGCAAGATGCAGAGATGGTAGTGTTTACTCACTATCCCTATGTATCTAGATTTGGTGCAGAAGATTCTAATGGTAGGATATGGATGCCAAATGAAATGATGCTTATAGTATCTAAGAATAGATACGGAACACCAGGCTCAGTAGAGATGGGTTACTCTGGAGATAGTTGTAAATTATTTGATGATATACTAGATGCTACTGAACATGAAAGAAATAAAAAATTATTAGTACAAGAATCGGAGATTGTAATTGCGTGATATAATAGCTAAATCAATTTTAGGTAAGTATAATATTTATCCTACTGTAGTAATGTCTAAGACACTAGATGTTAATGGTATGTATTTAGCAGAAGAAGATAAGATTATACTTAGAGATGTAAGCCAAGATAATGTAGACCCTAAAGATTTTATAATGACTGTGTTGCATGAGGGTAAACACGCTATTGATGCTCGCAGAATTGGTATTAGAAAATTTATTAAGAAGTATGCTCAAGCTGGTAATATGGCTGTCTATTGTAATAGAGATTATTATGAAGATAACAAGTGGGAGATTAAAGCAGAGAATTGGGCTGCGAAAGAATATGAAAACAATTGGAGAGTAAATGATATTAGTGAAGAAGACGAAAAATAAAGAGATAGGTAAGATGTTATCAGAATTTAAAAAGAAAGTGAGAGAATCTGGACTTCTAATAGAGTTGGAAGAGCGAAGATTTTACACTAAGCCCTCCCAACTCAGGAGGGAGAGAGAGAAAAAAGCAATAAGAGAGAGAAAAGTTTAGTAGTCCACCTACTGTGTGCGTAGCTAGAGGGGTGTGGGTTTATTTCCGCCCACGCTCCTCTTTTATTTTATGAAGTCTTTGGTTTAGTTTTAGACAGGTCTTCTAATATTTTCATTAAGCCTTCTATATTTGAAGGCTCTCTTCTTTGATTGCTTTGCATTTTAAATAATAAATCTAGTGGATCATCTGAAGAGTACTTAGTTATATCCTCTCTCATTGGCATTTCACTAGACTCTACATTAGTTTTATCTGCCATAGCTTTAGATAAAAACTCAGCTACATCAGATGCGCTTATAATATCATCTATAGATTTAGACTCTCCTACATCTTTCTGTAATTTGTTTCTACCTAATGCACTAGAAAACTGACTTCGTATAGGAGATTTAGGGTCAATCATTCCTTTTATAAGCTCTTGTATATCAATGTTTTCTGGAGCGCCAACACCTATATTGGGGTCTGTCATAAATAAAACTTCTCTTCCCATAGGAGTCTTAGACATTTCTCCTTGACCTTTAGTAAGTGAGTCTATTAATGCAAACAACTCTTGTTCATTCATTGCTCTTTTCCTTTTGTAATTTTTTCAATTCTCTTTTTCTACGCTTATTCTGTATCGCTAGTTTTAAGCGCAATCTTTTTCTGTTCTTAGCTTTTTTGTTAGGCACTACTTTAATATCCTTTTAGTAAAGCTCTCTACTCCTTCATCCATATATCCTTTAACAGTCTCAAGATTCTCTATTACTTTTTTCCAATTTTGTTCTGCAAACTCTTCATTAGCTTCCTTTATTAGTTCCTGCACTTCGTTGTAATTTGCTGGAAGGTTAGAATGAGCTTTTCCATATTCCTTTAAAGCTTTATTTAAGTTATTCTCGTACTCTTTGACTGGCACTTTGCTAAACCTAGCATTACTTATAACGTTCTCTTTATGTTCCTTTGCAAAACCATAAGGGTGTTTTAAATAAGACAGAACTCTATCAATTTTTTCCCTTGTAACTCCCATATTGCCAGGATATCTACCTGCGTAAAAATACATTCTATTAAGTATGTCGCCCATAGGTTCTATTGCACCACCAAGAACTCCACCACCCAATGCTTTTTGCACTTTTACCATTGCCTCTTCTGGATCACCTCTTTGTGCTTGACCTATTGTTTTTCCATAGAATTCAGCGCGCTCCTTAACTGGCAATGTTCTTGGTAAAAAAATAGGAGAATGAGGGTCATTTTTAATTTTATCTATAATGTCATCAACTTTAGAAGATTTTGGCAATACTCCTCTTGGAGATATTAAACCCATAACTAAATTATCTAAATCTCCTTGGGTAAATTTATCGGTTGGTTTCCCAAATATATTTTTACCAGACTCAAAAAGAACTCTACTTTTTCTTTTATTATCAGCCTCTATAATAACATCTATTGCACTACTTCCAACTTGTTTAGCAGTTGGCAAGTCCGATGACTGAGTGTATCTACCACCAGTAAGTAACCCTAGCAATGTGTTTTCTGGATTCACTTTTTCTTTTTTATAATTTTTTTAATTTTACCATTTGTAGTTCTAGCAAATATAGCTTTTTTAGTTTCTCTAATAAAAGTTCCACTATATTTTTTGCCACCATACATCCAGCTTACTTTTTTTTGTTTAGCCATTACCATTTCACCTTGTTTGCCCAATAAGCAGCAGACATTTTACCTTTAGCTATATTCTTTCTGTGTCTAGCTTTAAATGACTTGCGTCTCATTTTCTGTTTTCTAGATTCACCAGCCTTAGGCTTACCAGCCGTTGTAACTCCTTGCTGCCCGAATCTAATAGTTTTAATTTTATCTCCTACTTTAGCCACTACGATATGGCTCTTCTTAGGATGACCAGGAGTTCTCTTTGGTTTATTAAATCCAGATACTCCAGCTCTCTTTAATCTTGAATCTTTTTTCTTAGGCATACTACTTGCCCACCTTCTTCATAGCTATCTTATGAGATTGAGTAAAAGTTTTACCTCTCTTCATAGATGCTACCATTGACTTTAAATGTTTAGCAGTATGATGCTTTGAGTGTTTAACCATAGAGGCTTGTTGTCTTTTATTTAGAGTTGTAATATTAACTCCTTTAATTGCTTTTTTCATTTTCTCTCCTTATCTTAATGGTAGATTCTCTTTAATTTTTTTCATATTTTTTTCTAAAGCTCTTCTGTATATAGCTTTATAACCTATGCTATCATAAGTAAAAGCATTATAAGGATGTATCTTATTCCATTGTTTTACTTTTTTTATAGCCAACTCACCTTTACCTTCCATCATTAAGTCTATTATTTTAGACCTAAGCTTTCCTTTTCTTGTTTGTTCAGCATCTCTTTTTTGTTGTTCAGTAGCCACAAGTCTTTCAGCTGCTCTTTTTGGTAGAGAACCTAAAATTGGAGATGCTTTATATAAAGCTTTCCTAAAGGGAGTTTGAGTAAACCCCCACTCATCTAACTCTTTAGTAAATGTTTGTAGAGCTTGAAACCCAACATTTAAATCACTAAGAAACGGAGGGGTTACAGCGAACTCAATATTACCATAAAAATCTTCTGCATCCATAAACTCAGTAAGCATACCAAAAGCTCCCACCGATCCTAGATTTTCTATAAACTCATTCATCTTACTGTCATCTTCTCTGTAGACTTCTCTTCCAGATAAAAAAGTATATATACCATCCTTAGCCCAATTAACAAAAGAACCGCCAGCCATACCAGCCAAGCCAAGCCTTAGAAATATTAATGGATTACCTAGTTTCATTTCTCTTTTTATACTATCAGTTATCAATCCAGCTTGTTTATATCCGAAACTTTTAAACATAATGAAAGGTCTAGCTTTAGGATTACTAGCCCAAAAAGGTTCAGATAGAAAATCTCTTTGTAGCTGAGATGATTTAGCAAAGTTTGTCATAGCTGATACAACAGAACTCTCAGAAACATCTACTCCTTCTTTTATAGATATATTAAATAGTTTTTTTAATTTACTTTTAGCGTATTTACCTCTAATAGAATTTGGATTACGATTAAACATTTTAATATAATCTCTAATTGCTATTTCAGCTGTAGAAGCTGCTGTTAAATTATTAAGTTTATTTATACCAGTAAATCCACTCACAGTCGCTAACTTATCAGATGCTTTTCTTATTAAAGAACCGCTACCCACTTCTCCTAACATTTCTCTTAAAAAATCTACTTGAGGAGCAGGAATGCCTTCTCTAACTTTTTTATTTGAAAGTCTTACAAATCCCTTAACTGTTCTTCCTAATCCTAAATTAGTAACTATAGATATGAGTGCTTGAGTTATATTTGCAACAGTTGCTGTACCAAGAGATATTTTAGACATAGCTTCAAATGCCATTATATTTTCAAAAAACTTTCTAACTCTAGGTCTGTACATATTCAAAGGGTCTTTTTCTATAGCACCAGTTAACTTATCTATTCCTTCATTAAGTAACTTAGCTTCATTAGGACTTCTCTTTGATATTTCAAGAGTCATGTTTCTTAATGTTTCATTATTTCTTCCAAAAATTTTAACAGTTTCAGCTCTCCTAGCTAATCTTTCATCATATACAGTTACCAAAGCTCTTAAATCAGTTTCTAAAAAAGGAAGCAAGTCATCTGTTATTTCATACTTACGAACTTTCTCTATAGCATTAAATGGATTTATTTTATCAGGGAGTATATCAGCTTCTAATAACTTATAAGCTTTTTCATAATTAATATTATAAGTTTTTTTAAGACTGTTTAATACACCTATGGTGCTTTTACTGACTTCTTTTCTATTAATCATAGCTCTAATCATTTGCTCAAAATTTCTTTGAACAGGCTCACCAACTAAACTCTTATCAAATACTTTATTAAATTTTTGCTCTATAGTCATAAAGTCATTAAACAATGCATCTCTAACTGCTGGCTTATATATAATAGGAAGATATCCTTTTATTTTTCCAGCTCTTACTATACCTGCACTACCAGCATAATTATAAGATTCTTCAGCCCAATTATCAAGCCAGTCTGTATATTTTTTATTAGCTCTAGTTCTAGGAGTTAAGTTAACGTGCTCTCTATAGACTGCTTTCATCAATTCAGCGTCTTTATACAAATCAAATATAGGAGATTTTTTTAAATTAGACATTTGAGTAGATATTCTTGCAACTCTATTATTGTTTGCAGTTCCCATTAATTTAACAACAGCTCTAGAACCTTCATCCTTAAAAGACTTATTATAAGTTTTA